ATGGCAAAGACATTCGGTAATTACTTGAGTTTTTGGCAAAAACATTGAATGACGTTATGGGACGCCGACCGAACACCGCAATCCTAGCTCAAGCCGCCGCTACCGGCGTCGGTTTGCGTCAGGCACGGCGCCAGCTTGAGAAAGGCCAAAGCGTTGCGACGAGTAAGGCTATGAAACCCATCGCCGGGATAGGATTAGACGGCGAGATCGATCGACTTGAATCACTGGCAGCTACCTTGGGGGAGGCAGCCAAGGAGGCGAGCGGGCCGGAGCGGTCGTCACTGATAGGCGATTACACCCGCGTCGTGGAGGCACTAAGAAAAATGAAGGGCGACCGGCCCGATATTAACGAGGCAGAGGGCAAGATGGTTCCGATTGACGAGGCAGACAAGATACTGGCACGCCGGACGAACGCACTAATCCCTCTACTGCTTGGCATGCCCAAACGACTAGCCCCGATCTGCGCTCACCGGCCAGCCGCTGAGATCCAGAAAGAGGTGGAAAATGAGGTGGGGCAAGTCATGCGACAAGTGCAGGCCGCGCTGTGAAGGCGGCCGAACAGCTACTCAAACGCGAGCGCGATCGCTGGAACTTTGAGCCACCGCCATCCGTAATCGAGTGGGCGGAAAAGTACATTGAGTTGGACAGCAGGATCACGGCTCGCCCAGGTCTTTACTCAACCAAGTATACGCCTTACGTGGCGGGCGTACTGGAAGCGCTGGCCGATCCTGGCGTACATACGGTTAGCCTTTGCTGGGGTAGTCAGACAGGAAAGACGCTGACGCTGGCGATTTGGCTGGCGTATCGAATTGCAAACGACCCAGCGCCAGCACTGCTTGTAATGCCTAACGCCGATCTGGCTAGAAGCTACAGTGAAACGCGACTGACTCCGATCTTTGAGAAGTGCAAGCCGGTGCGGGCACTGTTCCCATACGACAGCGATGATTTTAAAATCCTAGAGATGCAGTTTACCAGCATGACTCTGAGCCTGGTGGGATCGAATAGCCCGGCCAACATAAGCTCGCGTCCGATCTGCATTGCGGTACTGGACGAGCTGGACAAGTTCGCCCCACCGACCGAACGGGAAGCGGCCGCCTACAATCTAGCGCTAGAACGCACAAAAGCTTTCCCTAACCGCAAGCACGTACTGACTAGCACCCCAACGTTAAGCACTGGCGATATATGGCAGAACTATCAGGCGGGAACGCAGGAAACTTTCCACGTGCCTTGCCACGCATGCGGAGAATTTCAGGCGATGGAATTCGGGCAAGTGCGTTGGGCGGATAGCGCACGCAATCCTGACGGCAAATGGGATCTACAGAAAGTCGCGGACACGGCTGCCTATCATTGTACCAAGTGCAACGAGCCGTGGACTGAGGGCCACAGGCGATCAGCCGTAGAGCAGGGCAAATGGGTGGCAGCAAATCCAAACGCAGAACGCGGAAGGCGCAGCATGCGATTGCCTAGCTGGTATTCGCCCACCGTCACCTTCGCCGACTGCGCCAAACAGTTCCTGACTCAAAAGCATTATCTGCACGGCTTGCAGGGATTTGTGAACGGATGGAGTGCGATGCCTTGGGAGGATCAGTTTGATGACGACAAAACCGTCGACATTCCCGCTGGCGCCTTTGCGAAAAAGCAGGATTGGGAAACCGAACATATTAAACTGGCGGCCATAGATAGACAGATCGACGAGTATTGGTTTGTGGTAAGGGCGTTCGCTAGGGATGGAGCAAGCAGGCTAATCGACGAAGGCCGGGCGAGGACGATTGAGGACGTGGCGCAACACTTACACACGTTAGGCGTTCAACCAAAGCACACGGCAATGGATAGCGGATATGAGACTCAAGACTCCTACCGAATCTGTGCTCGCTACAAGTGGACTGCATTAAAAGGAGAAGAGCGTCCTGCCTATTGGATTGAAACGCCACGCGGCCGGATGAAGTCAGTACACTCGGCCGAGCAACCTACTGACGCGGGCTGCATGCTTCTGCTTCTTAGTTCGCCAGCCTGTCAGGACTTGCTGGCATGGTTGCGACGAGGGCAGGGGCCACGCTGGGAAATTGCACATGACGTAAGCCCGGACTATCGAGAGCACATGAGCAGCCATAAAAAGGTGCATCGGATTAACCGCAAGACGGGGCGCGATCACTACGAATGGATACGGATTAAAAGCAGGCAGGATCACTTGTACGATTGCGAAACATATCTGGCTGGCTTTGCCGTGTATGGAAAGGTGATTAGACCCACCGCTTCACTCAACGAGGAATCGTTGACACCCGTGGCGACGTGATGGCTATTTCCCGCAGACTCACGCGGGCAGTTGCGACGAACTACCTGGCACAAGCCTCCGGGGTTACCGCAAGCGCCCTAGTTCAACTCGCTACTGACCGCAACGCGGCAATGACGGGCGCAGCATCAGGCCGTGCTCTGGTCGGATCTTCAGCGGGTGGGCAGTCGGCCAGCTTCCAGATTGATCTAAAACCTACTGAACGAGTTGAGTTATTTCAGGCCGCAATCGATTACCTCAACGGCGTGCAAGTCACACGCACCAGCGCTTCATTTTCTTACATTCTGGATAGTTGATTATGACGGAGAAACTTTCACTCGTGGCTCGGATGGGCGCAGGCATCAAAGCGTTTGGCGCTGGTTTTGGCGCCGGCATCAGCACATTCCAGCCATACGAAGGAGCAGGCTTTTCCCGTAAGCGCCCTGTAATTTATGGCGCCCATGCCCGCGATTCACGGCTGGATCTAAACGAAGCCACCCGGACGGAACTGCTTAAGCTGGCTCGGCACATGTACCGCAACGTTGGACTAATTAAAGGCGCGGTAGATTCGATTGCCACCTATTCGATCGGGCCGGGACTTAGGCCGCAGTATCGTGGCGCAAACCAAGATTTCGGCAGACAATGCGAGGAATACTGGCGGGACGTGGTAGTGCCATCGCCTGAAGTCACTGGCCGGATGACCTGGACGGACATGCTGCTGGCACTGTCTCGATCAATCGATGTGGACGGTGACGTGTTCGTCATTATGACGGAAAATGGAAAATTGCAAATTGTCGAAGGTCACCGCGTTTGCGAGGGCGATGATTACGGAACCGCTGACGGCGTGTTCCTTGGCAAGCTAGGCGAGCCAACGGCTTATCTTGTCCAAACCGGCGACATGTGGCGAAAACTTTCCGCTGATACAGTGATTCATTTAATGGAGTTGGAACGGCCTGATCAAATCCGTGGAGGATCTGCACTGGCTCGCGCATTGAACCACGTTCGCGATCTCAAGATGCTCGGCGAGTTTGAAAAGGACGCCTTGAAATTACAGGGATCGATTGCGGCCGTCATCACCACCGATCAGGGAGACGAGCTGGCTGGGCAGGGCGGATTTTTTGGAACCGTTCAAGCTCAAGACACTGGCGAACCCACCATCGCTCGCGAGGAGATCACATCGTCAGCGACCATCCCGCGCCTTTCACCTGGCGAAAAGATTGAGATGATTGGGCCAAATCGACCGCACGCTGGATTTGAGCCGTTCGCCAAGTTCCTCATTCGTGACGTTGCCATGGGCCTTGGTCTGCCGGTGGAATTTGTTTACGATCCAGCAAGCGTCGGCGGGGCAGGCATGCGGTTTATTGTAGCCAAGGCGCAGCGCAGATTTGAGCAACGGCAACGTCTACTCATCGACAGATTCTGCAATCGTGCATGGCGCTACTTCATTGGCGGCGCAATCGCCAACGGCGACCTACCGGCCGTCGAGGACTACGCAAAGGTAACGTGGCAGACTCCAAAATCGCTGACTGTGGACGCCGGCCGCGAGGCACAGCAAGCACGAGAGGACTATAAAGCGGGCCTATCCTCGCTTCAGGGGTACTTTGGGGAGTTAGGACAGGACTGGGAAGAGCAAGTCAGGCAGATTGCAAAAGAGCGTGAATTTGTAGCTTCGATTGGAACAGTCGCACCTCAAACTGACGTGGCGGCTCCAACGGAAGTAGTCAAAGAAGCACCCGCAATCGACGAACCTACGCCAGTTAATCCTGAGAAAGATCCGAACGCAGGGCCAGACGCAGAGCTGGCGGCAAAGCCTGAAGAAAATATCAAGTCAGAATCCTTCATTATGAAGGACGATCCAGACTTTAACCTTTCCTCTAAAGAGCTGGACATGGTTGCCAAGGCCGTCGGATTAAAAGATAAAAAACCCAAGACTAATCGTAAAAAGTAGTTGTACGCACACGAGCCGCCCATATGATTAGAGTGTGGACGGTAATTCATCGGATACCATTTACTATGATGACGGCACGATCAGCGTAGTCGGCAAAGTTGTCTCAGTGGGCGCCCCCTGTAATCAAACTTATAATCTTAGATCCATTATTGGCACAAGCTACGGCAAGGATAAGAGTGGGCAGCTTGCTTGTTTAATGTGGATCATTCTTTCAGTGTTCGGGTTATTATTTGGAATATCTTGCATGTCTACAAATAGCCCGATTCTTGGCGGGACTATTTTCTTGGGTTCTGCCGCAATCTTGTGGAAAACACTGCAAAAATACGAACGACCATATGTTGAGCTGAAGTTTGGCGGTCTAAACAATCAGATGCTATACATGAAAAAACTTGAAGAAGCCGAGGCGCTGGCAACGGCCATCAACATGGCAATCCAAGACATGCACACGCCTCCCGAACCTGGTCAACCCGTCCAATCCGCACCCATCTTTCCAAGTCCCGTTTTTAGCCGGAACTGATTTGACACCTGTTGGCCAGCATGGCCAACAAACTTTCTAACGTATCCATCTTAACAGTAGGCGAGGCCAAAGGGCATAACCTGCTGATTGATCAAACTTCACTGGAACAAGCGCTGGCCGTGGCGTTGTCCATGAAGCGCATCAAGGTGACCATGGGCCACGGCGCCGAAGTCTCTGGAATTTTGGGTTATATCGACGGATTTAAGATTGAAGGCGATCGCCTGATGGGTGATTTAACATTGTTTAACACCAACGAGGCGCAGTTTGTTCAACACCTAGCCAACGTATTGCCTGAAGGATTCGGGCTGTCTCTTACCTTTAGCGGAGTTCCCGAACAAATAGCAGGCGATCGTTTCGCCAGGGTAACCGAGATTTACGATATTTCCGTAGTTAGCACCCCGGCCGCCAATCCCGCAGGCATGTTTTCTGCATTCACAGCAGTTGACATGAAAAAACTTCAAATGATCGAAGCACCTGTCGAAGTCAAAAAAGAGCTGAGCGAGCTCGCCGTTGTGGCGGCTCCTGCACCCGAGGCTCCTGCCGTTGCAACTCCCGCAGTTGTCGAAGCGCCCAAAGCCGAACTGGCTGAAATGCCTGCCGACAAGCCTGCTGAAAAAATGGCAGAACCTACTTTGACCGACATCGCTGGGATGTTGACCGCTTTGTCTGAAAAAATGGACTCCATGATTGCCCTTCAAAAAGCAGACATTGCTGGTGAACAGGGCCAAGAAGCTGGCGAAGCTCCTGTAGCTCCCGCCGAAGATATGGCCAAGCCTTACGGAATGAGCGCAAAGACTGAAGAAAAGGCCGACGAAAAGGCCGTGACCACTTTGGAAAAAGCCAAGGCCGACGCTGCTGGCGCAGTGGCGGTTCCCGCTGAATCGAGCCAACCGCTCGGCCGGGCAGAAATCCTCAATCAATTCAACGCGGAAAAGAATCCGACCCGCCGGTCGGAACTGCTCCGCAAACTCGGACTGTAATCCAGTCCACTAGGAGAACACTACAATGGCCAACTCAATCGGAACGACGAATGCCAATGTAATCGCTCAGAGGGCTCTCGAGATCCTCGTGGCGGATTACAGCTTCCTCAAGAACTCCGTAACGGATTTCAGCAGCGAAGCGGCTAAGTACAACGCCTCGATCTACACCCACCGCATCTCTGCGACCACCGCCCAGGATTACTCCCAGGCCAACGGTTACGCGGCGACTGCGACAACCCAGACGGACGTGCAGATCACTCTCAACAAGTTTAAGCACGTTTCGTATTCTGTGGACGATCAAGAGCGCACCAGCTCCAACATCAACCTGATCGAGCGTTTTGCCGGCGCAGCCGCGCACGCCCTCGGGTTGCAAATGGTTGGGGATCTGTTGGC